GTGATTTGTCAGAAACTGTTTCCACAACTTTTGGCACTTTTGCTTCTAATGTAAGTTCTACTGCTGACGCAATGGATACTACAAACACAAACTTAAATACTCTAGGTGACAATCTTGATGAAAAAACATCAGTTACAGGTTCATTTGGGGTTGCGGCAGTTTCTCTGAGTGATATGGCTAGTAGCACAGGTGATGTTGATACTAATATGATTGCTCTCGAAGGAAGCGCTAAAGATGCAGCGTTAGCTATTGGGGGCGCAGACGGTAAAGGCGGTTTAACTTTAGCTCAGACAACTTTCCAAACTGCTGTAGAAAACACCCAGACTGCTTGGGCAACATTAATTAAAGAGACTATTACAAACGGCAAATTAGACTTCGGCAGTTTCTTTGATACGGTTAAGTCTGGATTTGTCACAATGGTTTCAGAGATAGCTTCTCAGAACATTACCAATGCAATATTTGGTCAAGGCGGTCTTTCTGGTTTCTTAAGTAATCTTACAAATGGTTTCGGTTCTATTATTAGTTCTATTGCCTCTGGTCTTGGCGGCATTATTTCAAGTTTTGTTTCTAATCTCACTGGATTACAAATCGGTGGAACTGCTGCATCTACTGGAAGCGCTGCTGCTTCTGGGGCAGCGGTAGGTGGGATTGGTTCAACTATAGCGGGAGCAATGGGTGCTGCGACTCAATTTGTTTCTGGTGCTATGGGAACTGCTGTAGGAACAACAGCAACATCTGTAGGTCCACCTACCGCTGCGGCTCTTGCGGGTTCAGGTTTTAAAGCCAGTTTAGCCACTATGGGTTCAAAAGCGTTAGCGTTTATGACCAATCCTCTTACGTTAGCTTTTTTAGGTACAGCTCTTGTTGCTAAAATGCTTGATAAAGGTGGAACTCCAACATCAACTGTTGGAATGACAATGGCTAAAACTGGCGGCATGAGTGACGCTAATATATTTCAAACATCACCATTTGCTTCTGGCTTTGCGCCGTTAGGCTTTAAACAAAACGGCACTAATTCAGAAGCAGAGCAAGCTATGCAGCCGTTCCGTGATTTAGACATGACTTTGACCGAAGTTGCTAAATCGCTCGGCTATAATGTAAACCTTGCAGGGCATACTTTTAACGGATATGGAGTAGAAGGCACTGGTGCAGGAACGGTAATGGGTTCTTTTGTTGAAGAAGGTAAAGTTAAAGGTACGCCTATTGAACAACAGATGGATAGATACGCTACTGAATGGGTACACGCTGTAGGAGTAAGAAACGGTCTAAGCGCACAGGTCATTAGAGATATTCAAGGCAGCGGAACTTTTGAAGATGTCTTAGCTAATTCAACTCGTATGCCAGTAGATAATGACACTTTTAATACTGCCACTGATAACTCTGCTACAACGCTAAGTGTTGATGGCAGACATCAAAGCGGATTAGGCTCTGTGCCTTACGATGGTTACATTGCAGAGCTACACGCAGGTGAAAGAGTACAAACTAGGGCGCAAGTAGCGGCTACTGACAGAATGTCTGGTGAAATGGTAGGATTGCGCAATAATTTGAACGAGCTAATGCTAGTCGTTGCTAAAGCGGTAACTAAAACTGCTCGTATCGAAGACCGTTGGGACAAGAATGGTTTGCCGCCAGTGAGGGCATAAAATGAAAGTTATTAAGTCCAACACAGTTACGCCTACTACGTTAACGGCTACTGATGTTCCAGAGAATGATGCTTCTGAGTGGGTTACTAGCACTAACTACCATGTCGGTGACCAAGCTATGGTTACCACTACAGCAAATGGCGCTGCGACTGCTACGCATAAAATTTATGTATCTGTACACAGTCAATCAGGTAATGACCCAACTATTGACGATGGTACTAACTGGACGGAAGTATCTAGCACCAACAGATTTAAAATGTTTAACGATGTTGTACAAGAGCAAACAACTCAAGCTAATGTTATTGATGTAACGATAACTCCTGCGGTAGTAACTACTGCTCTCGCTGCTATCAATGTTGACTGTGCGAGTATTACGGTCGTAGTTACAGACCCTTTAGAGGGAGAAGTTTACAACCAAACTTTTCCAATGACATCGTATTCAGGAATAACAAACTGGTACGATTATTTCTTTACAGCTATTGACCGTAAAAAAGAGTTAAGTGTTTTAGGTTTACCGCCTTACTCAGCAGCGGTTATTGATGTCACATTCAATGATTCTGGTGAAACGGCTAAAGTGGGCGCATTAGTTTTAGGGACATCGGCAACTATCGGTGATTCACAATACGGTGCTTCGTTTGGTATTATTGACTATTCCACTAAGACAGTTGATGCTCAGGGCAGAACCACAGTTACCGCAGGTACTTATTCTGACGAAGCTGACATTGATGTTGTTATTGAAACTGGACGATTTGCAGAAGTTAAAAAGATTCTGACAGATTTGCGAACCACTCCAAGTGTTTGGATTGCAGAAGATAATACCGAAGGTACAATTATCTACGGATACTATCGTGAATTTGATGTATTACTCACAGGACCAGTAGTGTCTATGTGTACCTTATCTATAGAGGGCTTGACCTAATGACTATCCCAACGCTTACCACGCTACCAGTTGCACCCGCTAGAACTGACCCACCTGCGACCTTTGTAACTCGTGCTGACGCTTTCCTTGCTGCCATAGTAACTTTCCAAGGCGAAATGAATACTAGCATTGGCGCAATGAACACAGACATTGCAGGAGTTAATGCAGATGCAGTAGCAGCAGCAGCAGCGGCAGCAGCAGCGGTACCTGCGGCGGCTTCGGCTACAGCAAGTGCAGCTACAGCAGCGGCAGATGCAGTAATTGCAGCAGATGCGGCAAGTGGAATTCAGGCTCTGTATCTTGGCTCAAAAGCAGCAAACCCTACTACGGATAATCAGGGTAACGCGCTAGTTGTTGGAGCAATGTACTTCAACACAGTCGTAAACTTGATGAAGGTTTATTTAGGAAATGCTACATGGGCTGACTCAGGTTCTGCGGTTAATGGCACTCTAAATCGCCAGAACTATGTAGCAACGGCAGGACAAACAGTATTTGCAATTAACTACGATGTTGGTTTCGTGGATGTTTATTTAAACGGCGTTAAACTGGTCGTCACTACTGACTTTACCGCGCTAACAGGCTCAGCTATAACTTTAGTTACTGGCGCTACAGTAGGTGACGCAGTTGAGCTAATCGCATACGGCGCATTCTCTGTCGCTGACCAATTACAGATAAGCAACAATCTATCGGATGTGGCGAGTGCCCCTGCTTCAATTATTAATCTCGGAATTAACGCAACGGCGGCAGAGTTAAACTATGTTTCTGGCGTTACTTCTAGCATTCAAACGCAGATAGCTAGCATTCAAACGGAAATAGATAACATTAGCCCAACGCCAACAATCGAAGCAGTTGCAAGTGGCACAATAGCAAATGGCGACACAGTTTGCCTAAATTCGGACGGCACTGTTAGTGTAGTCACTGGTTCATCTGCTACAGAAGGCGTAGGAACTCTGACTATATTTAATTCATCTAGTAGTGAATATATGGACAGTGTTTATGACGAAGCAAACAACAAGATTGTTGTTGGCTATAAGAATACTGCAGGACCAGAATATTATGTCGCGCAGGTTGGCACAGTATCTGGAAGTTCAATTAGTTGGGGTACAGCAGTTGAAGTTCATACTGAAACAAGTCTGGCTATGTCTCTTACCTATGACAAAGCTGCGGGAAAGATATTATTTGTGTATGCAGGCTCTAGCATAGTAGCAGGAAGAGTTGGCACTGTTTCAGGAACTACAATTAGTTTTGGGACGCAGACAACGCTCTTTAGCGGAGCTGTCCGTGCCGGTGATATAACTTCGGGTTATGATGAAAACACTCAAAAACACGCAGTCTTTTTTGTCCAGACTAGCAACAACTACTCACTATCAGTAGTCGCTACCGTATCAGGAACTTCGGTATCAGCAGGAAGCACTACAACTTTACTATCCTCACCTTCATATAATGCCTTTAAACCAAAAATGGCAACCTATGACGAAACTGCTCAGAAATTAGTCATATTCTATATGGATTACAGTGACTCTGAAAAAGGCAAAGCAAATGTCTGCACTATTTCAGGAACTACGATTAGTTTCGGAACGCAAGCAGAGTGGTCGAATGGGACAGTAGATGCTATACAAGCAGCATACAGTCCAAGTTTAAATAAGCACATGATTGTTTGGCGAGAAGCTGCTAACTCTAGTCTAGGAACTTCAAGAATTGCCACAGTCAGCGGAACTACAATCAGTTTTGGAGACCTTTATGTTTTTAGAAATGTTGATAGTAGGAACAATGCTATTGCTTGGGATAATACAGGTGGAAAGTTCATTATCGCTACAAGGTCAAATACTTATGCAGGAGGAGACATTCTCACCGCTACGGTAACTGACACTACTCCTACATTCTCTGCCGTAACTCAATTTAGCACAACTAATGCTTTGTATAATATTTTAACCTATGACCCAGACGAAGGAAAAGTCATTGGAGTTTATAGAGATGACAATGATGGATACGGTAAGTCTTATGTTTGGACTACTGGATTTTTCAGTTCAAATGTAACTTCAACAAATTTTGTTGGATTCTCTGACGCAGCATATACGAACGGACAAACAGCAACAATACAAATAATCGCTGCACAAGATGATGCGCAAACAGGATTAACAGCAGGAATTGGTTATTATGTGCAGGCTAATGGTGATTTATCAGCTACGCCAGATACTATTTCTGTTTATGCGGGTGTAGCAACATCGGCTACTAATATTATTGTGAAGGGGTAACCATGAAAACTATTGTTGATTCAAACAACTGTTCCAAGTATTTATTAAAAGATGACAAAAACGTCAGCTTAAATACTGAGAATATCGAAGTTAGCACTGCTAATGAATTACTATTTATTATTGGTGACTTGAACGAAAGTAATTCAACCGTAATTGAAAATGTTTCTGCGCCAAGTGATTGGGTAGGTTGCAAGTATATTTTAGATGGCACTAATTGGGAAATATGTTCCGATTGGGTTGAGCCAGAAGGAGAGCTAGTATGAGCAATTCGCGAGACATAGCCGATAGCGCGGCAACGATAAACTTTATTGACGGTTTGACTTCTAATGCTCAGACTCAGATAGATGGTAAGGCAGTCTATCCTACTCAGACGGGTAATGATGGAAGGTATCTGACAACAGACGGCACAAACCCATCTTGGGTTGATGTTGCAGCAAGCCCAACGCTGGAAGCAGTAGCATCTGGAACATTAGCTAATGGCGATAAAATAATTGTAAATTCTGATGGAACTGTAAGCACTGTTTCACAAACAGTCGACCCATCTGCACCTTCTATTGGTAGTAGCAAAATATATTATTCAGGAGCCGCGACCAAAGGAAATGTTCCAGTATATGATACAAACTCTAATAAATTAGTTGTTTTTTATGTTCGTTCAAACATTATTTATGCAGTAGTTGGCACTATAGCGGCAGGCGCGATTACATTCGGTGCTGAAGTTCAAGCCACAGGAACAAATTGTTTTGACAGGTACTTTTCTGCGGCATTTAGTACAACAGATAATGTAATTTGCGTTGTTCAAAATAATAGTGCTACCAATGGCGCGACAGCAACATTGTGTGAAGTAAATGGAAATACATTAACTGTAGGAACAGGGCAAGCTCTGGGAACAACTCAGCAAAATTATGGTCCTCCCGCAGTAGTTTATGACCCTACGTCAGATAGTTTTTGTGCATTTATGACAGACACAAGCAACGGAGCAGCGGGAACCGTTAGACAGATTTATGTAACAAGTGGATTGAGTTTCAATTATGGTAATCCGGTTGTTTTTCAAAGCGGAGACACAAGACATATAGCTGCTTGCGTAGATACTACTTCAAATAAAATTTTAGTCGCTTTCTCATATCATGCAATTAGTTGGGGCAGATGTATAGTAATGACACCATCAAATTCGTCAGCTATTACTCCTGCTTTTGGCTCAGTAATTCAATTTAATGGCGGTTCAAATGCACAGAAAATTTGCTGTGTTTATGACTCAGTAGCTAACAAAAGCGTTATATATTTTTGGGACCAAAGCCCTCAATACCCTTCAGCCTGCGTTGCTACAATAAGTGGAACGAGTGTTTCTGTAGGAACAAAAGTTGTTGTTGCTTCAACTAGAACAAATTTTAATGCTTGCGCTTTCGACACTGACCAAAATAAAATCGCATTTATATATACTGATGCTTTTGACGGCTATAATGGAAAGCTAGTTATTGGAACAGTAAGCGGGACAACAATAACACCATTAACTTCACCAATTACTTTTCAAACAGACGTGCCTTCAAGTAGCGTGCTTTATGCAACATACGACCCCGACAGCCAAACAGTGCCTATTGCATACGATTATAATGACGGATTAACTACTGGTGGCTCAACCACATTGCTAAGAACTTATTCTTTGTCTAGCACATTAACATCTGGAAATTTTATCGGAATATCTGACGGAGCATATTCAGATGGAGATACTGCGAAAATACAAATTTCTGGTTCTGTAGACGATGCGCAAACTGGCTTAACGGCAGGTCAAACTTATTATGTGGCAGGGGATAACACTTTATCAACTGTCGCTCAAACACCATCGGTAATTGCGGGAACAGCAGTGTCATCAACTAAGATAATTGTAAAGGGTTAAAATGAAAACGATTATTGAAAATTTTAATAAAGTATCAAAATACTTGTTTGCTGACGACAAAGCAGTTTCAGTAGAAGCTAATTGCATTAAAGTCGGAGATATAAGTAGTTTTGATTTTATAATACTCGATTTAAATTCTAACAACGCTACATTAATTGAAAATGTAAGTGAGCCATTAGATTGGTGCGGCTGTAAGTACAAGTACATAAATGATGCGTGGGAAGTTAGCCCCGATTGGGTCGAGCCAAGCGAAGCCGCTACAGAGTAATATGAATGAGCCTTATTGATTACGCCAAGACAGAACGCCAACGCGAAGCAATAAAAGCGTGGCAAGACTGCGGGGAAGTTGTTGCTAAAGCGGCGGGTGTCTTAGGTGTTTCTCCGTCTACAGTGCGCGACCATATTGCTGCGGTTAAAAACTACGCAGCAAGTGCGGGCTACTCAAGCAATTGGGATGCTCGAAGACACGTTCCAGAAGGTGAGATGGTTATTGGTCGAAGCATCTACACTGCTGACGATGAAGGTAACAAGGCTTGGTTGAAGACTAAGCGGACAATGACTGAAGCAAAACGCGATGAAGCAATCAAAGCGTTTGTTGAAGGTCTCACCAAAGATTTACCAAAATACAAGCCAAAGGCAAAGCCAAAGCAGAAGAAGTTTGCTGATGACTTATTACCTACGATTGTAATTGGTGACGCACATTTTGGCATGAGGGCTGACATACGAGAAACTAAGGCTAGGGACTACGATACCAAGATAGCCTCCAATGATATGTTAGATGCGATTGATTACTTGGTTGATTTAGCGCCACCATCTGAAAAATGCTTATTGGTTAATGTCGGTGATTTTATCCACGCCAATGGCTCAGGCGGTACTACTTTTGCAGGAACTAAGCTAGACGTAGATACTCGCATCGAGGTAGTGCTAGAAATAGCCGCCCAGACGTTCCTATTTGCAATAGATAAGTTGCTTACGAAACATAAGAGTTGCGTTGTTGTGATGGCTAGAGGTAACCACGACTCAGATACTGCAATCGCACTCGCGTTAATCTTAAAGTTTTATTACTCAAAAGAGCCACGAGTTACTATCTTAGACCCTCATGGTTTTTTCCATACTCTACAGTTTGGCAGTAACCTGCTAGCGGTACACCATGGTGATAAAGTTAAAGCTGCTAAACTTGGCGCGATATTACCTAAGATGCTTCCTGAGCAATGGTCTTCAACTAATTACCGTAAGTGGTTAGTCGGTCATATTCACCACCAGAACGCTTTAGAGACAGATAACGGCGTTTTCGTGGAAGCATTTGGTACATTAGCACCACCAGATTCTTGGCACGCAGGTGCAGGGTACGGTGCGGCTAGCGTTATGCACCAAATTGTTTTTCACAAAGAGGGCGGTGAAGCTATCCGTCATGTTTATCAAATCAGGGAATCGCGCAAAGTCCCTGACCTGACGCTATAGGTATGAAAATGGAAGACCGATTGAGCCGAGTAGAAGCAAAAATTGACAGCTTGCAGGAGGCAATTATTTCTTTGGCTCGTGTTGAAGAGCGCCTTGTTACTGTCTTTAATCGGCAGTCCCATATTGAGACTAAAGTAGACGCGATGGATGAAAAAGTAGACCGATTATCCGAAAGCGTCATTAAAGGCAAATCAGCCGAGCGAATAGTCTGGCTAGTCTTAGCAGCGGCAATAGGCGCAGCCATTAGGTATATAGGATGAGTACAATTGATTTTCCAGACGTTCGGAATGATAGGCTCACAGAAAATGCACTAGAAGAACTAGGGAATTGGGTTGAATCTCAAATTGAACTTGGCGTTAGTCCTATAGTCATAATTGGCTTGATGGAAACTTATAAATCATCACTTTGCTTCAATTTGCTTGAGGATGAACAATATGATTAAACGCTTAAAAAGCGCCTATACGCTACTTCAAAAAGGCAAGGCAGTTACAGACCCTGCTAAGTGGAAAAGCCATCAAATCACCGCTACGGCGCTTACAGGTGTTATCTGGGCTGCTCTACAAACTTCAGAGGCGTTCGGCTATGCAATTCCAGTGGATGAGCAAACTGTGGACTCTGTTGCTGTTGGTATTCTTGCTCTCGTCAACTGGATGCTCACACTATCAACATCTGAAAAAGTCGGGATGTATTCTAGGCGTTAAGCCTGTAATGGTTAATCCTCACTGGGTTAGAGTAATACCAAACATCTATGGCGTTGAAGCCATCTTACTAACAATGGAGTGCAAACTATGAATATTTTTACTTATCTAAGTTGGGTTAAAAAACTTTGGACAATGGTCGTTGATATTGTCAAATTGATAGAGGAGACCATTCCTGACGATGGCGCAGGTAAAGAAAAACTCGCTGCTTTTGACATTATGCTCAAAGCGGCTATTGAAAAAGCTGATGATATAGATGAGGAGTTTGATAAGCTGCAACCAGTTGCCCATGATATTGTTAGGGCGGTAATAGCTTTGTTCAATGCGACAGGATTATTCAAAAAGAAATAATATGGCTAAACTGATAGAAATGATTAAACGGCACGAAGGCGTTAAAAAATATGTCTACGAAGATTCACTTGGGATTAAAACCATTGGAGTAGGTCGCAATCTAGAAAGCATGGGTTTAACGAGTAAAGAAATAGATTTTTTACTCATGAATGACCTAGAGCGGGTAATTACTGAGCTAGAAA